CCACGGTCAAGCAAGAAATTTCCAATATTCAGTTGCTCGTAATTTGGTACAAACTGATTTGACACCAAAAGGTCGTTCAGGTGGTGCCAAGTTAGGTAAAGTATCTTCTGAAGCACTTGATACATTCTTACGTAAAGCTGGATTCCCTAGACCTGCTTCTGCTTCTAAAGACCCGAACATTGATGCACCAGGCCAATGGACTGATGCTAACATTAAATACTGGGTTAAATATATTGAAAATCTGATGAATTTTAAAATTGCAGGACAACCAATTGACCTTGGCCAATTAAAAGTTCGTATGAACGGCAAAGAAACTTTTGGTGCAGAAGAAGTTATACGTAATGCAGTTTTATCTGAAGATAAAACCAGAAGTTCTGCTGGACGTTTTTCATCTAAACTGATTGGCCTTCGCTGGGCTTATTGTTGGGTTTTAATTGAACAAAAAGGTATGATGGAAGATTGGTTGAAAACATTATACTATGGTGCCAAGAAAGAGTTTGGCGGCAAAAACGGTCCATTTTTAAAAATATACTAATATGAACTTCACACAATTTTTATCAGAAGCATCCAAAGAAGGTGCTAATCTGCACCTAGAGCATTTAGAAGATAACGTTCTAAACAATGGTGTAAATGGTGCAAGAGACTCTATCAACTTTCTACGCTCTTTGCGTGATATGTTAGCCGGTCATTCTTCAAATAAAACCAACATTACCACAAAGTGGGATGGTGCACCTGCTATTATTTGTGGTACCAATCCGGATAATGGGAAGTTCTTTGTTGGTACTAAATCAGTCTTCAATAAAGAAGGTAAACTGAATTATACAAATGATGATATTGATAAGAACCATCCAAATCCTGGTCTGAATGATAAGTTGAAAGTCGCATTGGCTTTCTTACCAAAACTTGGAATCAAAGGTATCATTCAAGGCGACATGATGTTTAGTAAAGGTGACATTGATAATAAGACTATTGATGGACAATCGTATATCACGTTCCAACCAAATACTATTGTTTATGCTGTGCCTTCGGATTCAGTAATGGCCAAAAAGATGCTGGCTGCTCAGATGGGTATCGTATTTCACACCACATATAATGGTAAATCGATGGACTCATTACGAGCATCATTCAACATTGATGTTGGTAATTTTACACAAACTAAAGATGTTTGGTTCCGTGATGCTTCGTTTGTAGATGCTTCAGGCACCGCAACATTTACAGATAAAGAAACAAGAGAGCTAACGGATATTCTTTCAACCGCTGGCAAAATATTCCAATCAATTAATCCTGCCGTGTTAAATAGAATCTCTACTAATGAAACCTTTAACTTGTACATTAAGACTTTTAATAATACCAAAGTCCGTGCAGGCGAACACATCAAAGATACTCAACAACATACAGTACAATTGATTCGTTGGATTGAAGACCGTTTGAATAAAGAGATTCTTGCTGCAAAGAAAGAAGAAACAAGGAAGAAACGTATTGGAGAAAAAAATGAAGTCATGCGTTTCTTCCGTGGTAATGCAGGTCAATTAAAATTGATTTTTGATTTAATGAATGATATTGTAGATGCTAAAGTTATGATTGTACGTAAGTTGGAAACAATCAAGTCTTCAGTAGATACATTTGTTCGTACAGATGATGGTTTCAAAGTAACAGGTCCTGAGGGATTTGTTTGTGTAGATAGACTTTCAGGCGGTGCTTTGAAGTTAATTGACCGTTTAGAATTTGCTCATCAAAACTTTAACGCTGCCAAGAACTGGAGTAAGTAATGGCTGACATAAAATATGATATTAGTAAAATTATGGCCGAATACGGCGATAACGATTTTGGTTTTACGGCAGTAGATGAAGAAGAATATAATGCTATCATTGCTGAGAAAGATGAAACTGTAGAAGAATACAAACTTCGCCTACAACAAGTAGAAAAGATTATTATGCCTTTCTTAACAAACCTTTTGAAGACCGCAGAACAACCAGTTATCAAGTGGCCAAATCGTAAGCCTATTTTAGAATCACAAATTCAAAAGATTTTAAATCTAACCAGAGGTTAAGATGAGCATTAATGCAATAAAGAAGGTTCGTGAAACTAGAAAGCAGTTGACTGAAGCTGCATACGCTGGTAACATAGGCATTATGGAGTTGATTAAATTCAAACAGAAAGCCAATGACGAACAGAAAAAGAAGTTTGATGACCATGTAAAGAACAAACGTCACAAAGATGCCTGGAAAATGGTGCAAGACGTTACTGGTGTTAAACTACATAAGAGTGTACATGAAGAAGTTAAGCCAGATATTTTGCCAAAATCTGGTGCAGGCCAAGATGGCACTGGCACTTTGGTCCAGTCTTATATGAAGGATACTCCTGGTCAGGACATTAAAAAGTTTAGACAATATATAAAGAGTAAGTATTGATAATTTAAAACGTGAGGTTATTATGAGAGATATAGTGGTTGGTTGTATTACAAATTACAACTATGATAAAATTAAAACGTGGGTAAACTCCCTTGACCAATCAGGATTTGATGGTCTAAAAGTGATGCTATGTTATAACCTAGATTATGAAGTAGCAGAAGAATTGGCTAAACGCAATTATACAATCTTTGCTTTTGGTCGAGATGAAGAAAATCAAAAATTGGTTTATAACAAGGAAAATTTTAATATTTGCCTTGAACGCTTCGCACATATTCCATTTTTCTTAAACAGACTTCAAAACAAAGAACAATATCGATACATCATTACTACAGATGTAAGAGATGTTGTTTTTCAATCTAACCCATCTACATGGGTTGACAACAATATTGG